TTTACAACCCGAAGACTGGCTCGGTATATCGGGCTTTGTCAGCTGAGGCATTTACAAAAGAAGGTCTGAACCCAACCTTTGTTGCCTTTGATGAATTACACGCACAACCCAATCGTGAACTTTGGGATGTCATGTCCCTCGCGATGGGCGCTCGTATTGAGCCGATGATGGTGGCGATTACAACAGCAGGTGTGAAGACAGATACAAGTGGCAAAGATTCTCTTTGCTTCGGACTTTACGAATATGGAAAGAGAGTCGCACTTGGAGAAATCGATGACCCAACCTTCTTCTTCGCCTGGTGGGAATCATCCGGTGAGCGAGATTATCGGGATCAGAATTCGTGGTCAGAAGCGAACCCAGGATTTGACGACATCGTCTCCAGTAATGACTTTGCTTCAGCCGTACTTCGAACACCTGAATCTGAATTCAAAACCAAGCGCCTAAACATTTGGACATCCACATCGGATGCCTGGCTTCCTCATGGAAGTTGGGAAGCGCTTGAAGATAAACACATAATTGAAGATGGTTCTCAAATCGTTCTCGGTTTTGATGGATCATTCAATGGAGACTGCACCGCAATAGTTGCAGTTTCAGTCGGCGAAATTCCTCACATCATGCCTGTTGCAGCTTGGGAAAAGCCCGAAGAAGCCGGAGCCGATTGGCAAGTGCCAGTCTTAGAAGTTGAGGAAGCAATTCGTGAAGCATCAAAGCGTTGGCAAGTTTTGGAAATTAGTTGTGATCCTTATCGTTGGGCTAGGACTTTTCAAGTGCTTGAAGATGAAGGCTTACCAGTTGTCACATTTCCCCAAACAGCCTCACGAATGACACCAGCGACAACTCGCTTTTTTGAAGCCGTTGTCAATAAACAAATTACACATGACGGCGATCCGAAACTGGCTCGTCACATTTCAAATGCAACTCTTCGCGTAGATCAACGCGGATCAAGACTTGCCAAAGAAAAGCGCGGATCAACAAGGCGCATTGACTTGGCAGTCGCATCCGTCATGGCACTAGAACGCGCAAGTTGGTGGCATTCGCAGGGCGGCAATTTGCCACAGATATTCGATCCTTGGTCAATGGATGAAAATAAGGAGGTTCCAAGTGTTTGGGATAATCACGACAATAGTTGAAATCTCCGGTGCAACCCTTATCGCCGTTGGCATTGGATTATGTTTTGGATTAGGCGCTGCCTTGATCGCTGGAGGAATTCTGATTCTTGCTGGCAGTTATTTGGCAACAGTCGCGACAGAAAGAAGCGCTGAATGAGTATTTTCACACGCGGAATTTCCAATTACACAGTTGGCAGATACCCACAATTCAACAACTATGTTTCCCCACTAAGTCAGCTCTATGGTCAGACATCAATGACCAGCGCTGCTGGAGAACGCATTGATGAGTGGACTGCTCTTGGAGTGAGTTCTGTTCTTGGAGCCGTTTCATTGTTGGCAGATTCAGTTGCCTCAATGCCTCTTCGTTCTTTTGTTATCGACAAAACTGGCACAAGAGTCATGAGACCTTTGCCCGATGTTCTTGCGAATCCCGATCCTGAATCAAATACATACGAACTCATTCATCAAATCGTGGCTTCGCTTGCTCTTCATGGAAATGCTTATGTCAAGATTGATCGTGATCGCTCCGGCACAATGATTGGTCTTGTTCCATTGCATCCCTATCAGATGCAGGTTCTCCCAACAGGAGATCAAACTGGTCGTATGTATCTTCACCTTGGAAATCAAATCGATCGTGAAGATATGCTCCACCTTCGCTGGTTCACACCTCCACAATCTTTGGTCGGAATTTCCCCTCTCAATCAAACTCGAAACTTGGTTGGGCTTTCCATTGCAATGGATCGCCATTTGGCGCAGTTTTATGGCGAGGGTGGAACACCATCTTCAGTTCTTGAGACAGATCAAAAACTTACTCTTGATCAGGCTCGAATCATTCAAGGCACATGGGAAGCAACCCATCGCCGTCATCGCAAGCCAGCAGTTCTCTCAGATGGCTTGAAGTGGCGACCAATTCAAACTTCGGCTGCCGATTTTCAGATGATTCAAACTCGCGAACAATTGATTCGCGATATTGCTCGCATCTTTAGAATCCCAAGCCACCTCATTGGTGCTTCAGGAGATAATCAGACATATCAGAATGTTGAACAAGCATCTCTGAACTTCTTGACTCACACAATTCATCCTTGGCTTCGCAGAATTGAAATTGCCATGTCAAGAATCCTTGATCCTGGAACCGATGTTGCTTTCGATACTTCGGTCTTGCTTCGCGTGGATGCTCTTACTCGCGCAAAGGTCAATGAGATCAATGTGAAGATGGGCGCTCGTACTCCAAATGAAGTTCGTCAAATTGAAGGCATGGAGCCAGCACCAGGACTTGATGATTTCCATCAAGCACTTCAAGGCAATGTGACTGCCGGTGGCGATCTGCCAGCGCTCGGAAGTGATGTTGACCCATCTGCTCCAACGATGGGAGTCCTTGAATAATGGCTGAGACATATCGACCACCCAAGGGTGTTCAAGATGAAGCGAAAAGAGCTTTGGCTTGGATTGCCGATGGTCATGCTGGAAGTGGTTTTACAACTGTTGGAAAGAAGAGAGCTTCTGATCTAGCTTCAGGAACGGCTCTAAGCGCACAAACAATTTTGAGAATGTATTCATTCTTCAAAAGACATGAAGTTGACAAGCAAGCACAAGGCTTCAATTCGGGAGAAGATGGTTTTCCATCCCCAGGTCGAGTTGCATGGTCAGCATGGGGAGGCGATGCAGGGTTTTCCTGGTCAACCAAAATTCGCAATCAAATATCAAAAAGCGCTCGTGCGCTTTCTCTGATGGCATCCGAGGAGGGTGACATGGCTGACATGAATCAAGTTCCTGATTTGAATGAGGAACTGACTGAACTTCTCGCAGATGTTGTGAGCTTCTACTTCCGCGCTCATGGCGCACATTGGAATGTGGTTGGCGCAGATTTCAGCGAATATCACAAGTTATTTCAAAAAATTTATGAAGATGTTTATGAGTCAATTGATCCAATTGCTGAAAACCTTCGCAAGTTGGGTTCAAAGGCTCCATTCACACTTGTTGACTTTTTGGCAACCCGCAGCATCGATGATGCCCCAAGCATTTCTCAAGACCCACGAGCCTTGGCAAGTGATCTCTTGAGCGCAAATGATATTTTGCTTGATGAGATTTCAGATGCTTTCGATTGCGCCACAAATTATGGTCAACAGGGAGTTGCTAACTTCCTTGCTAGTCGCATGGATCAACATCAACTTTGGAAATGGCAATTGTCAGCTTCTCTTGGACTTGAAGTTGCAGTCCCAAATCCTGATCCAGTAGATGATCAAGGCATCGATGAAGATGATCTTGAAGACGAGTCTTCAGATACTTATGCCTTGGCTCCAATGCCAATCATGGGTCGCAGCGCAACAGGCGCATCCGATCTGCCAATCGCTGATCGTGATACAACTTGGGATGCTGCCGCAGCTGATAAGCGCGTTCAAGATTATGCCGGTGGCAAAGACAACATGGATTGGGCAAAGTACGGAAAAGCGTTCTTCTATGTTGATGAGTCAAACAAGGAATTGCTTGGTTCATACAAACTTCAATTTGCCGACATTGTTGATGGCGAACTCAAGGCTATTCCAAAAGGAATCTTTGCAGTTGCCGGAGTTCTCAATGGCGCTCGTGGGGGAGTAGATATCCCAACAAGTGAGCAAGAGACAATCAAGGGCAAGGTCAGCGCTTATTACAATCGCATGGCAAAGCAATTTGATGACACCTCAATCAAGGCTCCATTCGAAGGCAGAGCTGCTGCCGCTCGACTAGGCGAAGGTTCTTTTGTTTCATGGAACACTTCAAATGGTCGCGCTCGTGGAAAGATCGAAAAGGTCATGACAAAAGGTCAGGCAAAATCAAGTGATGGATATGTTCTTGAGACAACCCCTGATCAACCCGCTTATTCAATAAGAATTTACAAAGAACAAGGCAACGGATATGTACCAACCGATGTTGTTGTCGTTCATCGTGGGGATTACCTAACAATCACATCCGCGCTTCCAGCGCCACGATCAGAGGATTTATCAATGATTGAAGAACGCAAAACCATGATTGCCGGTGCAGAACGCATCACAATGACGGCTGAGGTTCGCTCAGTTGCAACTCAAGATGGATCAATCAAGGTTGCTGGTTATGCCGCAACATTCAACAATGAAGCGACTGGCTTGAACTTTCGTGAAGTAATTGCTCCAGGAGCATTCACTCGCACACTTCAAACAGACAATCCAATCTTCCTTCTTATCAATCATGATATGGAACAACTTCCATTGGCTTCAACTCGTTCAGGAACATTGAAGTTGGCTGAAGATGAAATTGGTCTTCGCATGGAAGCAACACTCGATCCACTCAATCCTCGCGCTGCTGAACTTGCTTCGGCTCTAGGTCGCGGAGATGTTGACAAGATGAGTTTTGCATTCACAGTTGCTCCTGGTGGAGATACTCGCGCCGAGGGACTTCGTACCTTGACCGATCTTGATCTCTATGAGATTTCAGTTGTCAATCTTCCAGCTTATGACGACACATCAGTCGGACTTCGTAATGAACAAGCAACTGAAGACCTACAACTTCGCAAGCGCAAATTGGCGCTGAAGTTCAAACAATATTCGCTGACCAAGTAGTCACGCGATTGCCCCTGGCGCTCTTGCCCTAGCGGTTTTTTATTCATCCAACCCTGAGAGGAGACATAATGTCTCTAGTCAATAAGCTCAAGGAACAACGCGATGGTTTAGTTGCAGAAGTCGAAGCAGCACTTGCTTCAGACGATGTATCAGCTGAAGCCCTCGATGCTGTTACCGATAAGCAAGCAGAGATCGAAAAGGTTGACGAGCGCCTTGCTACTGTTGAGGCAGTAGAAGCTCGCAAAGCTGCAATTGCAGAATCACGCGCAGAAGCTGGAGTCAAGACTTTCGGTGGCGCAGTTGTTACTCGTGAGGCTCACACCTACGAGAAGAACGGCGAAAACTCATTCGTTCGCGACATGATTGCTGGAACACTCCGCAATGATCGCGCTTCATGGGAGCGCCTACACCGTCACCAACAGGAAGTCGCGATGGAAACTCGTGATATTTCTCGTACAGACGGCGCTGGTGGAGATTTCGTTCCACCTATCTACCTCATCAACGAATACGCAGAGTTCGCTCGTGCTGCTCGCGTAACAGCTGATTTGGTAACAAACATGGCTCTTCCAGCAGGAACAGACTCAATCAATATTCCTCAAATCACAACAGGAACATTGTCTGCATTCCAATCTGCTGATAACGCTGCAACAACAACTCGTGACATGGTTTCATCAACAGTCACAGCCCCAGTCCGCACGATTTCGGGTTATGAAAATGTATCGATTCAATTGGTCGAGCAGTCTCCTCTTGCTGGTGGTCTTGATCGCCTAGTATTCGGCGACCTAATGGCTGACTATGCACTACAACTCAACACAGCAGTTGTTGGAACTGGCGATGGAACATCAGGAACTCTCAAGGGTCTCATCACTCTTGGAACTGATACAACCAACGGCATCCCAACAACATGGACTGAAACAACTCCATCTGCTGCAAATGGTTTGATCTCAATCGCTAAGGCGATCTCAAAGGTCACAACAAATCGCTACAAGGCTGCTGAAGCCATTGTTATGCACCCATCACTTTGGTACTGGTTCGCCAGCCAAGTTGACGGAAACACACGCCCTCTAGTTGTGCCAGTAACCGGCGCATCACAGGCATTCAACGCAGCAGGTACAGTAACTAACCCAGGCGCTCCAGCAGGTCTTGTTGGAACAATCCAAGGCGTTCCTGTATTCATCGATGCAACAATGCCAAAGACATACGGCGCTGCAACAAATCAGACACCTGTTCTAGTCGGTAAGTTCTCAGATTCTTACCTCTTCGAATCAGGCGTGAAGACTCGCGTTCTTCCTGATGTCCTTTCAGCCAACCTCACAGTTCGCTTCCAGGTCTATGGATACGCAGCTCTTGCACACCGCTTCAACAAGTCCGTTTCTGCAATTACAGGAACCGGAACTGTTGCACCTTCAGGTTACTAATTAGTTAGAACCTAAATGTTGAGCCAGCCTTGGTGAAAGCCAGGGCTGGTCTCAATTCCACAACTAAAATCGGGGGATTTTATGAAGTCGATCTTTCTTGAAGGATTGAAAACTGCTCGTGAACTCGTGGCATCAAAAGGCATTCAAGCCCTTGATGAACTCATCGCAGAACACGAAACAGGAATCATCGAAACCACCGCAATTCAACCCGCGATGGAGACACGATGAACAAGAAAGACAAGCTCTGCATTGGCATAGTCAATGACGGCAAGATCAATGGTCAACTAGCAATGGACTTGATCCATATTGCTCGTCACCCAAGTCAACGACTTGATCACATGATTCAAGTGGCAAATATCGGATTGACCACGCGATCAAGAAATGTGGTTGTCAAGAATTTTCTTGAAGAGGTCAATACTCCTTGGCTCTTACTGATCGATGCCGATGAGCGATTGACAATGGAAACATTTCTCAAGCTCATAGATGCCGCTGATGAAAAAACTCGACCAATTGTTTCAGGATTGGTATTCGCAGCCTTCTTTGATAATGACGATATGCTCCGACCAGTACCCACGATTTATCGAATGACTGATGATAAAGGGTTGCAACCAATTGATGACTATCCAATTGATTCAATCATTGAAGTGGATGCTGCTGGAACTGGATGTCTTCTCATTCACCGGAGCGTTCTGAAAGAGCTTCAAAAGCAAGCGACTCCAAATCAAGGCAAAGATTGGGCTTGGTTTGTCGAAGGCGCAATTGAAGGCACATATTTTGGCGAGGATTTATTGTTCTCCAAGCGACTCAAATCTCTTGGATATCCCATTCATGCTCATACTGGAGCAATTTTGCAACACCGCAAAGAGTTTTGGCTTGACGAACGGCATCACTATGCGATGCGAGATTTCGCAATCCAACAAAATCAAGCATTGGATTCCGATGTACCCCTGGCAGACGAATCCAATGCCCCAATTTCTAAGGAGTAACAATGGCAAGTTATGATCTTGGTGACAAGGTTTATCTGACTTGGCTCACCGTTGATTCATCCGGTAACGCCGTCAATCCTGGCACAGTAACCGCCTCAGTTACCCTTCCCGATGGCACAAACACATCTCTTACAACGGCAACAAGCACAACTGGAACCTACACAACAAGTTATGTCCCAACTCAAGTTGGTCGCCATGTATATGGTTGGTATGCAACAGGTTCGTATCCTCAAGCATATTCAGATATTTTTGAAGTTCGCGATATCGCCGACATTGGAATTGTTGGATATGACGAAGTTTTGGAATATCTCAACATTCCTACTGCAAGCGCCAACGAAAATGAGATTCGCAGATTTATGGATGCTGCAACTGATTTGGCTGAGTCTTATGTCGGAATTGTTCTAGGTCGCAGAACTTACAGTTCTGAACTTTATGATGGTGGCAACGAATTTCTTCGCCTTCGCAACCCAAAGGCAATCTCCATCACCTCAGTCTATGAGAATGGTGTCTTGCTCAATTCAGGACAATATGTCATTGATCCAACTGGTCAGCGTTTATATCGCATCGGTTCAGGAACTCTCTACGCAACCAATTCTTATGGATATTGGACTGCTGGAATGAACAATGTCTCAGTCACTTATGTGGCTGGATATGTCAATCCTCCAATGGCGGCAAAGCAAGGCGTTCTTGAAATCATTCGCCATCTATGGCAGACACAACGCGGAGCCATGAATGTCATGGGTCGCAATCAGACCGGTGATGAGCTTTATCCAGCATCAACATATTCTCTTCCACGCCGAGCGATGGAATTGCTTGACCCAGTCTCTCTTCCTGGACTTGCATGAGTACCTCAGCGCTTCCAACTTTCACATCAGCGTTCATCACAGCTCTCAAAGGAGCTTCATCCCTCTCAGGCATTCGTGTCTTTGATGGAATTGAAATTGATCAGTCCTATCCAGGCAACGCGATTGTGGTTGGAACAGATGGCTCAATGGAGGGCGATGATGTCACAGCAGGATCAGCCCGACAGGAATATAAGCAACTTGGAGCGATCTCAAAGTTCGAATACGGAACCCTTACTTGCGCTCTTTGGGCTGCTAATGGGGGAACAGACCTCACATCTCTACGAACAACCGCGTTCACCCTTTTGGGCGATGTTGAAACAGTCATCAGAAATGATGTCAGTTTTGGGGGAGTAGTTATGTTCTCAGGACTTGAAAGTCATCAAATGACTTATCGCCAAACAACTCAAGGCGCAGCAGTTGTCATTCTTTTTACAGTTACTTATCAAGCAAAAATCTAGGGAGTAGATATGGCTAAGATCAAAAACATTTCGCCACTTGGCGAAGTTATTATTCCAGCCCTCAACGATCTTGTTGTGGGTGCTGGTGCGATAGTTGATGTCTCAGATGAGGCAGCAGCATCACTTCTCGAACAAACAAGCAATTGGATTGCAGCTGACCAGGCGGCGGCTAAATCTTCTTCAACATCCACCGCAGCGCCGGATTCACCGGCTGCCTCAGCCTAATAGGAGACACACATGGCAATCGGTTCCGGTATTGGTTCGCAATTAGGAATTGCAGCTGAAACAACCTACAACAATGCAGTCACAGTCACACGCTTTTATGAGTTCACCAACGAAAACCTCAACTATGTCAAGAAAATTGCAGTTGGAATGGGTCTTCGTGCCGGTGGACAACTTCCTCGCTCAAACCGCCGCGTTGTTACAACAAGCAATGTAACTGGCGATCTGACCCTTGATCTTCCTACTCGTGGGCTAGGACTTCTCCTTGCTCAAGCAATGGGAAATTCACCATCAGCCGTCACAACCACAACAGGCGTTTTTTCATACTCATTCAATCTTGGTGATGTCTATGGTCGCTCATTCACAGCTCAAGTTGGCGTTCCTCAATATGGTGGAACAGTCACACCTAAGACAATCTCAGGCTCAAAGATTTCATCCTTCGAGTTGGCAGTCGCCAACGGTGGAATTGCAACAGGCAAGTTCTCAGTCGATGCTGCCGCATTGACAACAGGAACTTCATTAGCAACAGCCTCATACGCCACAACAGGCAACTTGTTCCACTTCGCCCAAGGCGCAGTCACCATTGATGGTTCTTCTGTTGCGAACATCAAGGATTTCACCTTGACAGTCAATAACACATTGAAGGTTGATCGTTACAACCTTGGCGCTTCAGGAATCAAGTCTGAGCAAGTAATCAATGGATTCCGTACCATCACAGGAAAGATGACTGCTGAATTTACAGATACAACCTTGTTGACCAAGTTCTTGGCAGATTCAGCCGCAGCAATTGTGGTCACATTCACCGGAGCAGTTATTGCTAACGCAGCCACCGAGAAGTTGACCATCACAATTCCAGCAGCGAAGTTTGATGCTGATACACCAAATGTCCCTGGTCCTGGCGTTATCGACTTGGCAATGACATTCACAGTTTATGACGATGGCACAAATCAGCCATTGACAATTGCTTATCAGACAGCAGATTCATCTCTCTAAGTAAGGAACAGGGGAAACAATAATGTCAGAAAAAATATCATTACCGAGTGGCGGTTGGGCAGTTCTACGCGATCCAGCCGCTGTTCCGGTAAAACTTCGCAGACCAGTCGAGAAGGCTTTGCTCACACTTGGGCAATCCCAAGCCAAGACTGTTCTTGCCTCAGCTCCCGAATTGAGTGATTCCCAAAAGGCTGCTGAAGTAGCTTCAACAATCAATCCTGAAATTCTTGATCAGTTCAATGATCTCAATGACTTGCTGATTGTTGCTCGCGTTGAATCTTGGTCACTTGATCTTCCAATCGTGATCGAATCCCTTGGTGATTTTCCTCAAGGCGATTACGAGGCTTTGCAAGCGGTTGCCGCCAAAGATGTCACAGAGATGATGCCTAGATTTGGAATCAGTAATGATCCAAATTCCCCCATCAAACCCTCAGACGCTTAGGTCGGGCGCTTGAGGGAGGAACCGTTCTTGGCTCCCTTCCTACGCAGCTGAAAACATATCGACTTTGCAAGATGCTCCATTGCACTCCATCTCAACTTGAAAATGAGTCAGCAGTCATGCTCGATTGGCTTTTGGCAATAGATGAAGTTTATGTTGAAACCAAAAATAAGGTGATGAATGGAGAAGCATAATGGCTGGAAATTCCATGTTCAGCGCTTTGGTTTCAGGAATCAATGATTTCAATTCCGTCACCAAAGAAATTGAAGATCGAACAGAAAAAGCCACTATTGCTGCAATCAAGGCAAATCAAAACAAATTGAAGACAGCAGTTCGAGCCAATCTTCGGGGCGCTCCTCGCTGGACTCAAAAGGGTGCGAACAGAATTACTGGCAAAAACTTTCAAGTTGAAGGAACAAATGGTCAGCACAATTCGCCTCGTGGCGGTGGTCCGGGAAAGATGACTGGTGCTTTGTACGCTGGAGTTGGTGGCGTAAGAAATCCAAAAAAGAATTTTGATGGTTATTGGGTGGGTGGCGTTGGCGTGGGCGCAAAACCTAACCGAGTCAAAAAAGGAACCTTGGAACTCAAGTTTCCATACTTCAGACCAGCAGTTGAAAAGATTGAGCCTTTGATGGCTGATATCTATGCAACTGGTTGGGACAAAGCCGTTTCAAGAATGGGAGGAATTCTCTGATGTCAATGCTTCCTCCAGTATTCGTTGAACTCAAGGCGAACATTTCTGAATTTACAACTGCCATGGGT